CTATAGTAGTTATTACTAAGTGCACTAGCATTGGTACTAAATATTATTAAACAAGCCCATAGTGCTATCGCTATACCAAACCCTACTATCTTTGAGTCTTCTTTGTTCCAGTGTCTATCTTTCATACTTTACTCTCCTTTATTAATGCCATCACTGGCACTTCATCATCCTTAAGTAGATGTTGTACCTCTCTCCATAATGGTACGCTCTTAGTACCATAGTTAACTAAGTATCTCATCACATATCCGTCCATTTCTTAAGGAACACTTTAAAGTATATCCTCTTAAACAAACACCACACACAGAAACTATTCCACTTCATACTAATATTATACCATACTTTCTTCATCTTATAAGTCTCCTAAATCAAAATCTTCATCTTTACTTAAATCAATAGCAGCTACATAGTTAACACTTTCAATCTCCTGTGGTGCTGACTTAACATTTGTACTATCTAGGTAGTTGTCTATCCAAGGTAGAGGGTTCTCACCTACCTCTAAGCCTAATCTCTTAGGGTCAAGACCTATGTTAGTTAATCTAACTGCAAAGATGTAATCCATATACTGCTTAAGTATCTCTTCATTCATACCAATTAAAGGTGAGCCCTTAGAGAATAGGTATTCAACCCACTCCATCTCTTCCTTATAACCAGTAGCATACATCTCATACACCTCATCCTCTAGGTCCTTAGCTACCTCAGTGAATCCCTCACTTACGTCTGTGTTCAACATCTTGATGACTCGTTGGAATACATCTAGGTGTATCATCTCATCTCTAGCAATCAGTTTAAATACATTACTACTACCTGCCATTAGTTTCTCAGGTTGTTCAGAGAATGACCAGTTAGTAACAAAGGTACAGAAGAATCTAATACCTTCAAACATATTTAGTATTACTGCAGATTTATAAACAGCTTCTTTAACTTTCCTTCTGGTAACTTCTGGGTAAGGGACTCTGCCAGTAGGGTCAATAGAACGACTAAGACTGTTAGCGTCCATCCTATCAAAAACACTGGTAGCCCAATCGAAACCAGCAAGAATACTAGTAGCCCTTCTTTGAACGTACTCATCATCTATAATTCCTCCTATAAATTCATCTACATTATTATAGATAGCTCTCACCATCTCAGTATAGCTCTCACTATGTAGTAGCTCATTGTTCTGGTGGTTAGTAATATATAACTCCCACTCAGGGTTGTTACTAATACCACCATTATTAAACAACTGTAGTGGAGCACGACCAGCACAACTATCTAAACAAATAGCAAACTTAAGCCCACTCTCATAGATATGTCTACCAGCCTCATCTAAACTATCGAAGTCTCTCTTCTCCTTTGATAGGTCTATCTCTGATTTAGACCAGTTACCGATAGCTCTCATCTCTTCTGCGAAGTCCAGTATCCACGGGTACTTAGGTGCGTGGTACGTCTGAATGTTTCTATTACAACTGTCCTCGCCCAGGAATAACCTTGTATTCTTACTGACTACTGTCTCACCTAATTTAAATATTTTACAACTCATATGCTACACGCTCCTGATTCACATCCTGTTACAATTTCCTCACTCTTATTCTCTCTGTCCTTACTACGGATGTAGTATAAAGACTTAAGCCCATACTTATAGGCGGTGAAGATATCTCTTTTAACTCTATTACTGTCTAGTATCTTACCATCAATCTTAGTTAAATCATACCACTGATTGACTGACATTCCTTGGTCGATGAACTTCTGTATCACAGCCATCAACTTAATATATTCACTACTGTTGTTGTCTGGCATATCCCAAGCCTTCATATAGTAGTTAGCCTTATCTACATCAGGTACTAATGACTTGACTGTATAAGCAGCTGACTCATATGTATCTGTTAGAGATTGAATAGGGTCAATACCTTGTGTACTATTACTGACTAAAGAACTACTGGCTGTTGGTGGTACAGCAGACAGGGCTGTGTTTCTCATACCCCATATCTGTACCTGCTCTCTCAACCAATCCCAATCACAGTGTAAATCATTAGCTACTAGACTATCAACATTCTTATTGTATGTATCGATAGGTAGTGTACCATTAGCATACTGTGACTTCTCTAAGAAATACTTACAAGCTCCCTTCTCTTTAGCTAACTCCATACTAGCCTTGATTAAACCATACTGGAATCTCTCAGCCCAAGTATGTGTCAACTCATACGCCTTCTTAGTACCTAGTCTAGCTTCGTTCTTAGCAAGGAAGTGAGCGAAGTCACTGATACCTATACCTAAGAACCTATAGCCTTTAGTAGGGTACTCAGCTGCATCCATAGGATACTCTTGCTTATCAATTAAGTTATCTAAGAACCTAACCATAAGTCCAGTCAGCTTATCCATACGTGTGATGTTATCTAACTTACCAAAGTTAATACAACCTAAGATACATAAGCTAATCATACCATCATCTAAGTTGTAGGTATCTGCTGTAGCTTCCTTCTTAAGACCATCAAACTTCATAGGTCTAGTAGGTAGGAATATTTCTGAACATAAGTTGGTCTGTGTTACTGGTTCTTTGAACAACCCTTGTTTATTGATGTTGTCAATGAAGTGCAAATAAATCCGTCCAGTTCCAACACGTTCCTTGATGAGCTTGTTGAAGACTTCTGTTGCTGGTACTCTGTTCTTTCTAATGAAGGGTTGTTGCTCATAATGTTTATACACCTCATCAAAGTCTGCTTGTCCATAGGATTCAAATAGTTTTGGCACGTCTTCTGCTGAGAATAATGTCCACTCGCCTTTGCTGAGGACACGCTCAATAAAGATTGAAGGGATGCCGATAGTATAATCAATAAACCTAGCCCTAGTAGTATTACTACCTTGATTGTTTTTGTATTCCAAGACATCCATTATCTCCCAATTAAATACAGGATAGTTAACTACAGTAGCACCACTACGTAACGCATTCTGTGTGAACTGTTTGCTCGCTGCTTCTACTGTCTTAAGTAGAGGTAGAGCACCTGTATGTTTAACAGTATTGTTCTTGACTGGTGCTAAGATACCCCTGACTAGACCCATATCAATACCAATACCTGCTCGCTGTGCTGTCATAAGAGACAGTGCATACTCCGTAGCTAAGATAGACTCACTGCTGTCACCCATCTTAATCTTACAACAACTAGAGAACATCTTAAGTCTAGTACGTACACCACTAATAACTGGAGTAGGTAAACTAATCTCATCATTCTTTAGTGCTTGATAGAAGTCCAACACATAGTCCATACGCCCTTGTTTCTCATCAGCAAAGATAACCATAGGGATAATCATAAACGTCTCTTGAATCATCTCTAAGGGCTTGTTAGTCTTAACATCTTTAATTAGATACTTACTCTCTAGTTGTGTAATGCTTGAGTGTACTCTCTCCATATCATTATCATACTCTAAGTGCTCACCTAATTTATTAATCTCATCTTCACTGTACTTATCCAGTATCTCAGGGCTATACAATCTAGACTTAACATTCTTCTTTATGTAATCTAAGAAAGGGATAGGCTCGAAGCTACCATACACTTCCTTCCTCATATTGGTTACTAACAATCTACCTGCTAGTATGCCATAGTCAGGATGTTCAGGTGTTAGCTTCTCACTTGCACTCTTAACAAGTGTCTGTTGTATAGCAACTGATGACATCTTGTTAGCAATCTTTAGGTGTGCATTAAGTGCTACATCAGATACAGATACGTTCAGTCCCTCAGCACACTGAGATAACATAGTATGAATCTTATCATAGTCCAGTAGCTCCAGCTCACCACTACGTTTCTTAACGTATACTTCCTTATTCATCTTTAGTCATCTCCAACATAAGTTTGTTTAGATACCATTGTGCTTTCTTTAAATCTTCTAAACCATTCTTATATTTATATCTACTAACATACTTGATAACATTACCTTCTACATATGTTAACTTCTGGTCAAGAATAAAATCTATAACCTCTATGTTACCCTGTTTATAGTGGCTAGGGTTTATATTATCTTCCATTTGTTTCTCCTTTAATGTTTAGTTGAGTCATTCATATTAATATAAACTTCATTATGATATAGTTCAGTACCTGCATCATATAAAAAGTTAGGGTCATCTTCTAAGATAACACTGATGCCTACAGCTAATGGATAAAGTAGTTGATTAGCAACACTACCTTTCTTTGTGTTATCTATCATAGCTAACTCCATCATACCATCATCTATTATAGATAACTTTAATATGATATCTTCAGACACCTATGTCCTTCCAATCCTTATCTTGTTTAACCATCTTAACAAACCATCTATAAGAATAGATTGATAGTTTAATAGTACCGAAGTTCATAACGTGTGTTTGTTTAGGTGCTAACTCTTGTATAGTCTCAGTTGTTACCTTACTCTGTTCTTCCTCAGGTAATAGAGCCTTTAACCACTCAACCATATTATCTTTCGCTTGTCTTCTTATCGCCTTAGCTTTTCTACCGTGCATAATACTCCTTAGTTACTTCATCTACTCTAGGTGTTACAACTACCTTAGTCAAGAACTCATCGTTAGTAGCATACCTAAAGACTCTAGCTGTAGGGTTACACGCTACCTTATGTGAACACCACTTACAAGAACTGTGTAAGCCCTCGTTACCGCCCTTACCTTTATCTATGGTGGGGTGACATCTAGTAGGAGGTACGTCTTGCTTAAGTTCTTCACGTACATTATTGATACGTGTCTCTATGTTAGGTAGCTCAAGGTCATCAGGTCTAAACAAACATAACTCACCTGTTGATTTGTTAGCTACAAAGAACCCACCACCTTGTTTCTTTAGTCCGTGTTCATACCCTGCTAACTGTGCAAGATAACCAAACGGGTCATTCTCTGCCAGCTTACCATCTTTAAACTTCTTAAACGAGAAGTCACTGGCTGTCTTGATATCAATAACAACACCATCAATCACTGAGTCTATGTGTCCCTTAAGACCACACACATCTACCTCTGCTTGTTGCATCTCTACCTTATGTCCTGCTAAGTCTACAAAGAATAACAATAACTCTTCAACAACGTGACCATATAAGAACCTAAACATAACATCAGGTCCTAACTCTTCTGCAGTAGCGTCTGTGTTAACGTCATACCATAGCTGTCTGTTAGGTCTACCTACGTTAGACATCCTTAAGCCACTGCTCTGTCCTCTAGGTGTAGCCCACTGGTGTAGTACTTCTTCAAGTCCTGCCATCAACTTAGCTACCTTCTTCTTAGGCATCTTAAGTTCCTTACCTTTACTTATGTTAGTGAATAGTTTCTCTACATCTTCTACTAAAGTATCTACTGTTTTCTTCTTAGCCATTAGTGTGTCTCCTTCATAGCAAAGCGTGTGATGAAATCTTCTATACCTTTAGATTGATAGTGTTTAGTAGGGTAGCCACCAGCTTTAAACTGATTCCATCTACCTGTTGTGTAATAATAAGCATACTTCTTATCAGACCAATCAGGATTATCCTTACGTGGTATATAAATCCACATCATACGAGCACCGCTCTTAATCTCATACTCAATGCCTATGGAATCTAAGTATGCTGTAGCATCTTCCACACCCTCTTTGGTATCTCTCTTAAGTATCTTCTCACCTTTAGAATTAGTTCTTACGTAATAGTAATCACTCTTAACTTTATCTTCTGTTTGTGCAATCATTAGTGTGTCTCCGCCCAAGTTAATCCTACTTTATATTCCCCATCTAGTGGGCATCTCATTTCGTATGCTTGACCTGCTTCACGTATAGCTTCAACAGCAAGGACACCAAACTCAAAGGCGTGTTCCTTTAGTACCTCAGTCTGGTATTCATCGTGTATGTTACCCACAAATTTATAATCAAGTCCTCCCATTGTAGCAGAAGTATCTAAAATTGTCAAGGCTTTCTTCATAACTATTGCTCCTGCCCCTTGCAAGAGAGAGTTAAGTGCCGCGTGTTCAGACCTAATCCAGATTCTTCTGCCGTCAAGTCCTTTAACGTACCCTCTTTTAGCAGCCTTTCCAACTCGCTCTCGTAAATCTCTAAGTGGTGGCGTATTATTAAGGAACTTTGTCTTAAGTCTTTTACCATCCTTTGCCCCTCCGTTAACGATACTCCCGACCTTTGCATCCCCTGCACCATACAAGAATGCATAGATGAAAGTCTTTGCCTGATTTCTTGATTGAAGCCCTGCAGCCACTTGATTTGCTGTGTGTATATCTCCGTGTAGTATTTCATTTGTGTACCCCTCATCATTCATATAGTGTGCAAGCATTCTTAACTCAAGACCACTCGCGTCACAACCTACAATAACATAACCTTCCTCTGCTTTGAAGATGTTTCTAAAGTCTGCACCGTAGCCACCCTCTATACCCCATATAAGCTCACCCTTATCATCGTGTTTAGATGCGGGTATCTGTGCCATATTAGGGTCAGAGTGTGTCATCCTGCCTGTCACAGCACCATTAGTATTAACATATCCGTGTATGCGTGTGTCCTCACCTACCTTACCTAAGATATTCCTAAGCATAGCTTCTCTCTTAGAGATTAAGAAGTACTCAGCTATCATCACACACTCAGGTATGTCAGTGATACCCTTAAGTACTGACTCATCTACAATAGCATTACCCTTATCAGTAAACTTAGTAGGTGTCCAACCAAAGTGTTCAAGGTAACGTACTATCTGTTGCCTTGAAGCTAAGTTAAACTCAGGGTACTCGATGCACCCCCACTCTCTATCGCTGTTGAAGTGTGCACCTCTTGCCATCTGCTTAGCATATGCCATAGACGGTTGACCATTAGCTTTCATTGGACTCTTAAGTACATTAAGTTTAATGAACACAGGTAAGGGCTTGAATGTTTCCAGTACCTTATCAATCAGCCCTTGCTTACGTTCACATAACTCAGCGTGTAGTACGTTAGCTTCACGTTCATCAATCAACCAACCGTTAAGCTGTTGTTGATGTACGATTGTAGCTACCTGATGTTCCAACTCAACACACCCATCACTGAATCCTTTAAGGTCTTCAAGCACTGTCTTGTATACTAACTCAGTAACTCTAACGTCTTGCTTACAGTATGTTATCATTTCAGGTGACAGTCTAGTCCAATCATCATAGTCACCCTTATCACAGTGGAGATATTCACCCCACTTCTTAAGCCCGTGACCTCCTAACTTAGAAGGTTCAGATAGTCTAGACATAACTAACGTATCAGTAATCTTCTTACCACTGAAGTCTATACCCCATAGGCGTTCAAGTACTGGTACGTCATAGCCAATGATGTTGTGCCCTATTACCTCATCAACACTATCAACGTACTTCTGAAAGGTATCTTTATCTTTGAATACGAATGGGTCAAACTCACTGCCTATCTTCTTAGCACACACCACCCATATCTGTGTGGGGTCTAACCCATCTGCTTCCAAATCAAATATTAACTTAGAACTCATCATCATCTCCTGCATCGTTAGGGTTATCAACTTCTACCATTCTACCAGTATCTTTGTCATAATGCAAGTAACAAGCAGGTCCTGTTAGCCCAGAGAATCTATTCTTTAAGATGCGTACAGTAGTAGTGTTACGTATCACAGGGTCATCGTGTTGACCATCACGCTCTAATCCAATCACCATATCAGATAGCTGTCCAATACCTGCTGAACCTCTGAGCTGTGATAGTGAAGTCATACCACCTTCCTCGTGTGATGTGCCACCAGGTCTTTTAAGATGACTGACTAAGAATAAAGCAATGCCTGTCTCTTGTACCAGTGTACGTAGCTTAGTAACAATCTCATCAAGAGCCTTACGTTCGTCACCATTCTGTTGGTCAGATACAATGATTGATACGTGGTCAAGGAAGATGTACTTACAATCTAAACCCTTTGCCATATACCTAACACGACTAACGATGTTATCAATACTGTTAGACCCAAAGCTATCATATAAGAATACTCTACCTGTACCTAACGTAGCATCATAATGCTTCTTAAGTTCTTCCTTATCCATATGTACATCAGGTAGGTGTAGTAATTGGTTAGCTGATAGTGACATAAGACTTAAGCCTGTACGTCTAATAGATTCTTCCATCATTAATAAACCTACGTTACTACCATTCTCAATGTTCATAAGATAGTACACCAATTCTCTAACGAACTGTGACTTACCCATACCACTACCTGCTGTGATGGTAATCAATTCGTGTGTACGTATACCATAGGTGAGGTCATTCATACTCTGCCAAGGATACTCAACAAAGGATTGATTAATTTCCTCAGTAACCACGCCCCACATATCATCACCTCTAACAATACCATCAGGTGCAAAGAGCTTAGCGTCCCACCACGCTGACATAAAGGCTTGTTTCTTATTAACCCTAAGCATATCATTAGCATCTTTATAATCATCGGGTAATGACATAATCTTACACTTAGATGGTGGGAATAACTCTGCTACTTTCTTAGCTGCATCCTTACCTGCCTTGTCAGCATCAAAACAAACAACAATAGTTTCAAAGTCATTAAAGAACTCAAGGTTTCTTTTGATATCTTTAGGTGCTGATGATGCACCATTGATAACACTTACTACTGCCCACTTACTTCCCATCAATTCATAAGCCGCCATTGCATCACACTCACCCTCAGTGATAGTAATGTACTTACCTTTCTTCTGTACTGTATGCATACCAAACAACTCTGCATCTCTAACAGTACCCTCGATACGGAAGTCCTTGTCTTGTACATCTCTAATCTTCTGAGCTACCTGCTCACCATCCTTGTAGTATGGATATAGATGGTTCTTAATACTACCATCATTATTTCTACGTATAGTAACACCATATTTCTTAGCGGTAGTTGATGTTATCTTTCTATCTTCGAGAGCACCTACTATACCCTCTGTTTTTATTGCTAATACTTTCTGTTCGCTCTGTCCAGTCATATATTCTCCTGATTCATATTCACCATCATAATCTTGTCCGTGTGTCTCACAACTAAAGCAATGCCAAGAATCATCTTCATTAACACATACTGCATCAGATGACCCACAGGATTCGCAAGGTAAATGTTGTGCCTTCCAATTAGATTGGTCGTGGTCTAACTTGTCCATAAATTCTCCTATAAAAGTTAAGGCTGTCGCCTTGCCTAACAGTAGAGGTAGAAAGGACATCCGAAGATGCCCTTGCCATTAACTTAAAGAGTTAGATTAGAACTCTTCAGTTGCTGTACCTACTGCTTCAAAGTCACTAACACCACCAGCACCTGCATAAGGTACTAACTCTACTACTTGGATAGCATTAAGTCCTTTACCCAACCCAAACTTCTTAGTCTTTGGATGTTCGTAGGTATAGAAACTAACATTGATTGTTGAACCATTACCAATCTCTTCGCTACCCCACGGATTCTTATCTGCATCTACAATAGTAGGTGATGTGTTAACCTTCCCTGATTTGTTAGACTCTCTACGCATAAACTTATAGATGTTAGTCTCTGTTTCACCATCGTCCTTGTGGTATGGACGTAGGTTCAAACCTTTAAGACGTTTCTTCTCTGCGTCACTAACCTCTAAGTCAATAGACCAGTAAGAATAATCTCTGTACTCATCCTGTGTAACTAACTGATGAGGTAACACCTTTGCCCAACTTGCTTTTCCTGTTGCAATCATTTGCATACTCCTATGTTAAGTCAGGGCTATGCCCTTCCTATATTTTTATATATAATGTTAGCAATTTACTAACATCACTCTTTGCTTTCGCTCTTTCTATACGTAACGAGTTCGTAATGAACTCATTAATTATAATTCTTTATAAGAACTCTTATAAGTATTAATAACTTTATTATTCTTAACACTTCTCTTGAGAACTCTTAATGATATCTTATTATAGCAGATAACTTTGTGTCTGTCAACCACTATAACAAAATTAATTTATGCCACTAACAATAACTCAGTCAACATAGGCAACACCTTACGTACTCGTTGCTCTCTACCAATAACAATACTAGGTTTGTTAGACTCGTTGCGTACCTTGGCGTGTGTTGACCAATCAGTTAGTGTATTAAATACTGCCCATAGATTGTGACCCATCTCGAACACATACTTCTGATAAGTTCCTTGAAGTTCTTCTAACATCTTCTTATTACCGTTAGACAATACCTCAAGTATGTGGTGTGCTTCACCTAAGGATACCTTACTTGTTGTGTATTGTTTCCAAAGGTCAACATTATTAAGGTAAACTTCTAATGAGTTCTCTAACTTATGAATAGCATAGTCAACATCCAAACTCTTAGTGTGCTTACCATAGTACGATGAGAAACTATCACCAATGATTTGTCCGTTAGTACATAGTAATCTATATGCACCCACCAAGGACATAAACTTCCAACTACCATCATAACTATTAAGTACATTGATTTGTAAGTCCATCTCATCACCTTTAGTAATGGCTACCCTATGTGCAGGGAAACGGTACGACACCACTGTTCTCGCACCATCGTGAGAGTACTGTACAATTCTTTCCATACCATCTGTGTCTAGGTTAGACCTACGGATAGCATCTTCATATTGTGGTATGATGTCTGCGTTCTGTACTAGGTTATACCCCTTACCTACCACCGCTATGATACTGCCTGATTCATCATCAACAATAGCCTTGTGCTTGTGTGCTAAGCTATCTGTAAATATACCATCTGTTGTCCATAAGTTTTCTTCTCTTACTCTAATAAAATCTTCCATCATCTACTCCTTTTTTTGTTAGCAATCTTCTTACGCTTGCTTCTATATTTATGTATGGCACTACGAGGTGCTAACCCAGCAGGAACATACTCTCTTTTACTCTCGTTATAAATCAATCGTCCTTCTTCTTCCATACCTATGAGGTAGTTACTTATCCTTGACATACGTTATCTCCCCTTCCTCTACTATGTCTGACTCAGTAAACATTAAACCTACCTGTTCACCTGTGTTAGATACCTTCTTAGCCTGTGCTAATGACTGTGCCTTTACTTCATACAAGGTAGTCATAGTACACACTATCCTATCTTCTTTCTTAAACTTAAATGTTTTCATTATGTACACCTGTTGATTAGTTTCCAATGACCTAGTGGGTCATAGTACATTCTACTCTTAACTATAGTACCCACCACAGCATTACTAGATATACCTGTAGATTTATTTAGTGTGTCCTTTACCGAAGCAATAGTCTTAGGCTTGAAGGTACTAGGACAACATACCTTAGCAGGGTCTGTGTATTTATTTAACCTCACATATGCAGTAGAGTACGCTAACTTATATCTATCCATTAATGTATGTGTTGTCCACTCACTACCATCATCAAGGGTATAAGACTTAAACCTATTACCCTCAGGTGTTAGCAACATCTCATCAAGAGTACCACCCTTTACCAATCTCTTTTGACACGCTGACCTACTAAGCCCACTGCGTTGCATCAGTTCCTCTGTTGTTATGGGTGTACCATCAGATAAGAAGTATTTTCTATTCTTAGTTAGTGTTGCTTGAATAACAGTATCATAGTCATCTGACACAGTCAACCTATTCCTTGCACCTCTGAGAGATAGTCCTGTTAATTCTGCTAATGATGTCACAGTAAACGCCTTACCATTAGTCATAGTATATTTTGTCTGATGCCTACTCATAATTTACCTCTAATTCTTTTATTGTCCTCAACTAATTGCATAATCCTATTCATATTATCTACAATAGTACCCGAACCATACAACTTCTTTAGTTCTTCTATGCGTATGTTACCCTCATCGTTACGAGGATTCGATTGTGGCGTACTTCTGTGTGTACCCCTTACGTTGGTATCATTATTCATTATCTACTCCTTTGTTCTGCTTCTAAATCAGCAATCGCTTCACTTACCATATCCTGTACATAATACATATCAATCATTCCCTCGCTACTGCCCTCCATCATACCGACAGCCCAATTCCATTGCTCCTCGGTATCAACTTCTGCTTGGTACTTGTCTATCCAATCAATCATTAGCTCATCATTGGGTTCGTATGTTTTCTGTAGTAGTTCAATTACTTTAATTACTTTCATTAGATTAATACCTCCCAGTCAAGTTCATCACCATCTTCACCTAACTCGGTTATATACTGCCTCTCAGGTGAACTATAATCACAGTCACCTGCACCTGAAGGTTGGTAAGATTTCCAGTCTTCACCTTTGTTGTGTATTACATTAAGTACATCATATTTAATGTACCAACTCGTTACATTTCTCAGGTCAAAGTCAATCTCAAACCAAGTGGGTGCTACATATAGTGCCTCTACTTTATATTTCATCTTAATCATCCTCGTTGGCATCATTAGCCACGTCCATAATTGTCATAAGTTTATGTTCAAGTTTTTTGATACGCTTATCTTTATCCAAATCCGTTGTTCTATATGTATACCAACCATTTGAAATGTTATCTATCTCACAAGAGCTGTAATCCATACGCTCAAGGAAGTTAGCAAAATGCCCATTCTCAATTGCTAGATTATCGACTGCCTTTTGAAATTGTTCTAATCTAACCTCTAGTTTTCTTACTTGTTCACTTAATGTTTTCATATTATTTCTCCTTTAATTGCTTTATTTCTACGGATAATTCCGCATTAGTTAGTAGTGAGTCCGCTAACTCTTGTTGTAAGTCCACCTCTTTATCCATAGCCCTCTTATGTGCGTCCTTCCAATACTCAAGGCTCTCTGCCATATCATCTATTTGTTCTGCTAATGCAGTCTTATATTTATAATTCATCTTCATTCTCCTTTAGTTTCCTTACTAGGGCATCTTCCGCTATTGTCGGTAAACTCTTGATAGTTGTCCATAACTCTTTATTAGTAGATGTTAACTCATTAACCTCTATTACTAATGAGTCCCTTTCCTCCAGTAAATCTAAGTAAAGAGTCCTCTTAGTACGTATCTCTGATTTTAAATCATCTAACTCTACT